TTTTAATTTTATTTTAATACATTAAATAAAAATTATCACCAACAATAATATATTCATCATTTTCAGTTATAATTGGATTAATTAAAATGTCAATTGGTGTTGAAGGTGTAGGAGTTGGTGTAGGAGTACTTGTAAATGTTGGTGTAGGGGTACTTGTAAATGTAGGTGTTGGCGTTGGCGTAGGAATAAAAGGAATAACAATAATTTCATATGTACTTCCAACCGGAGTTCCTGATAATTGACTAAAAAACGGCTCTCCTGTGTAGTTGTTATAATCTTCATTTATTGTAACAATAGTTTGTCCTGATAAACTTCCCAAATTAACCGTAACACCTGTAAATATTGTAATTGGAGAACCACTATAAACATTTAGAACATTTTCAAAAGTAACATTTATTTCTTCACTATATGAACGGTTTAACACTAATGTATAATATGCAATTATTGAACCCGGTTCATATTCGGTAAAAAGAGTTAAATTTAATGGTTCTAATGTTGGCGTTGGAGTTGGTGTTGCAGTTGATGTTTGAGTAGGTGTGTTTGTTAAAGTAGGCGTAGGTGTTGGCCAACAATATCCACTTGTTGCGGTCAAAGTTGGTCTTGGTGTTTTACTTGGTCTTGCTGTTTTTGTTGGTTCCGGACAACCGCAAGGATTAGTACATGTTCCTGTTGGAGTAGATGTTAACGTTGGTGTTACGGTTGATGTGTTTGTTGGTGTTGGTGTTGAAGTTAATAAACAAGGGTTTACTGTCACCGTTGGTGTTGGTGTTGGTGTACTTGTCGGTGTTAATGTCGGGGTACTTGTCGGTGTTAGTGTCGGTGTTGGTGTCGGAGTAGGTCTTGGAACATTTAAAATGTTAGGACACTCAATACCATTTACAATAACAACAATTGTGTACACCCCATAAACATCTCGTGGGGGTGTTAACAAATAGGGTCTAAATAAAAATGGAAGAGTTTGTTGTCCCAAATTAATTACAACATTATCAACGTCAGGGGTAAAGATTATATTAGCAATCTCCCCATCATAATTTATACTCTTAATTGTTATTGATTGTGACATATTAAATTACTTATTAAATTATTGTTGTAGTGGTTGTAGTTACCGGAATTGTTGTAGTAGTTGTTGTCACAGGTATTGTGGTAGTTGTCGTTGTTACCGGAATTGTTGTAGTAGTTGTGGTTGAAATGTCACCTATTGTGTATGTAAAATCGTCCGGAGGACAAATTTCGGTACTACAATCAGGACAGTCTGGGTTAAACATTCTAAATGTATTTTTTAATATATTAAAATTATGTTTAACTTCAGGTGCCGATAATGGAGTTACGTACATTCTGAATTGAGAAATACCTCCTTCAAAAGTTCCTGCAAAATTTTGTTCAATAACAATATTTGTGTTCATCCCATTAAATGTTGTCCCCGTTAAATCATTAACTGGAAAACATTCAGGGTCTTGTTGATATGGACCATAAGGTAATGTACAAGATGAAAATGTTAAATTTTCTCTTAAACCTTGAGTACCACCACCCCACGATATGTTAAAAGGAACTCCAACTTGTTTTTCCTTATCGGTACTTAAAGCTCTTGGAATAATCTCTTCAAAATCTTCAATGGTATAGAATATTTTACCATTTATATAAATTTTTAACCTACCTCTTCTATAATTTTTTTCTTCTAACCATCTTTGGTTTAAATTAACCAATTCAATTTTTGAAGGGTCAACATTATTTAATTGAGTATATGGTACAGTTATTAATGATATTGAATTATGAGCTAATGATTCTAAATATTGTTCTTGAGTAATAATACCCAAACCACCTCTATACCATAAATCACAATCATCAAGCCAAGTATATCTTTCCCATACAGCATCTAATTGGAACCAATGTTCTTCATTTAACCAAGCAGGGTTTTCAGTATAACAAGTTGGGTAAATCCCTCCCGGTGAACAATATTCTGTTATGGTATATCCTGTAGTATATGTTAAACCACTAGTAGAACAAGTTCCACTTGTTTCACATCCACCGGTGAATCTTAAAACTTTAACACCGATTTGAGGATTTTTAGGGTCACCACATAATTTAAATGATAATGCGTTGGACATTGCGTCAAACAATGGATTTGTTTCACAAGTATATTCTATTGAACTAAACCCTGTTGGTTTACATGTTTCACAATTACCAAAGTCATAACACGTTGAACAACTATAACAAACATCTGTACATGTTGGTGTTGTAGGTTCACAATTTGTCGGTGTTGATGTTGGTGTTGGCGTTGGAGTTGGTGTCGGCTCAATAATTGATGCGCAAGTATGTGTTTGACATTCCCAACCACAAGTTTCACAAGGGTCTAAATTACAATCACACCCACAAGTTATTTTTAGTTGTGGATTACCATAACATTCATTACATCCGTAATTAACATGGGGGTCGTGAACACCATATAAAGACCTTGGCGGATATACGTAGATACATCTACTATCCGTTACCGTTCTATTACAACAAGCGCAAGTTTGAATACAATTATATAAATCAGAGGTTACACGAGTATAACCTGTAAAACAATTAGGATGACCATCAGCGTGGTGATAAAATTTATTTTCAGCTCTCGCACCTAAATAAAAGAATATATTTTTATTTTCAGGATAAATTTGGTTTAATGTAGTTTCACCCGATGTCGGTATGTACTCATTGATTAATCTTGGTTTTAACAACATTTCAACTGACCATCCTCTATTCATCCTTTCAGGGAATATTTCATAGTCATAACCAAATAATTTATAAAAACCTTGATAAAAACCTCCGTATAATTCGTGGTATCTACCTTCATATGGACTATACTTACTTACAACTTCATATAAAACAGTTTTATTAAACCCTGAAAATCTAACATTAGGAGATTGAGTATTCCCCGTTACTTGGAATAATTTCAATCTTCTATCAAAATACATTCTATCAAATTTTAAATTATCGGAAAATATTCCTTCAGTAAATGTAATGGTTTCTCCGGTCATTTTAGTCACTAAACCATTGTCAATACCGGTTAATCCAATATCACAAGATGTGTGTGAATTAAAACATGTTATATCTAATTCTTTAGGGTTGTAAAAGTTTTGAGAAACAAAAATATTATTTCGATTATAATCCTTATAATTTAATGTTAAATCTTGAACACTTAAAGGATTATTAATATCAAAATAAAATGGCAATCTATTACCATAGGTCTGTGCAATCAAATATGGGGAAAACACAACCTCTTGATTGTAGTTCCTTTCATCAGATGTTAAAGACATATCGTAGGTTTCTAAAGCAAAATTTAGACCCCAATTTGGATAGACGTATTGATTTATATTTTGTTGTGCCATCTTTTTTATGATAAATACATTAAAACGAAGTATTTATATGAAAAAGTTATATGATAAATTTTAATACAGAGTACTATAGTAATAATTATTACTTCTTTTTGAAAGAGAGAACAGACAAAATCTCCTTATATTATTCTATTGCGGATACTTTAACTGAATCTAGAAAGAATGATGAGAGAATTGACTTTGATAAAAAAGATTCTAAAAAAGTTAAAAATATTGTTGGGAATGTTTTAAAATCTAAAACAAAAGTTTCCAAAAACGCATTAACTAATAAGTTAAAAAGTATTAAACCTAAAAAAGAAATTGATGAATTAGTTGATTCTGATGGAACAATGTTAAGTTCAAAAATACCATTTCTTAATCAAACCTTAACACCACATAAAACTACTGACCAAACTGTTGCAATGGCGAGAATAACCAACGACCCTTTAACTAGAGGTTATAGAGTTTATTATGGTGAAGGTGAAGAAGGGTCTGATGAGGTTATTAATGAGGTAGATTATTCAGAAGCATTCGGATACGAAGAAACAAAAGACATGGATTTTAACAATACCGTTAAAACACTTAAAAAAATGGGTGTTGAAAATGCTATTGAAAGAGCGAAACAATTTGGTAAATTACCAAAACAAAAAAGAGAAGATGGTGAATTAAAACAAAGATTATCCGAAAAAGATAATATTGAGGAACAACAAAAACAAAAAATGATTAAAATGGTTGAGGATATGTTAACCAAAAAATCATCAAATAATTCTGATGTAGTTAAAGATAAAGGTATAAGTAAAATATTATTGAAAAACATTCAATCAATTAAAAAAATAGCCGATAAGGAAGGCATCAGTCTTAATATGTTAATTAAAGCGTTAAAATCTAATGAATAAGGATTTATATGGAAATACCGTTCAATTACCTGAAGATGTTGTAGAATATTTACAACAATGTTTTGATTCTGCAAACACAGATGATTCCACTATTGAAGGATTTAAAAGAAATCAAGAATTAAGAGATAGTCGTGAGACCACTTATCAACAATTAAAAAGAATGAAAAATTGGTTTGATAACTTTAATGGACTTGAAAATGATTTACCATTCATATTAAATGGTGGTCATTATGTAAAAAATTGGGTTAACGATACATTAGGTGGTATGAGAAACAATGTATATATGGGTAAGAAAGCAAAATCTGAAGTTTTACCAAATCAATTTATACAAACACACACTAAAGATAATTTGAATACAATGAACAGACAAAGTAAAAGTCATAGTTCATCTGTTGGAGAAATTAACAAAGATATTACAGAAAATTTAAAACGAATAAACGAACTAATAAAAAAAATAATTTAACATGGCAAATTTAGAACCATTAGATTTCGCACAACCTGAAAATGAATTATCAGCAGTTGCGGATATGCAAAGACAAATGTTATTTCCTAAAAATGACTTTAAAATCACCAATCAATACTCAGCTGTTAATCCTGACGCTTTAGCCGATGGTGATGAAATGGGTAAAGGTACCGGAGGATTTTTAGATGTTTATAATCAAGGAGCGGGTGCAATCCAAGACATTATGGAAAGAAAATCTGAAATAGTTATTAACAGATACAAAGAAGTAGCACCATACACAACTCCAAGTGCGTAATGAAACTTTACAACACATTTAAATCACTTATTTTAGAAATAGCGTCTGTTGACTCTATAGTCGACGCTATAAAAAAACGAGATAAGATTATAATTTACTATGATGGTGATGAACCAGGTGGTCGTGGATTACGTTTAATTGAACCCGTTTGTTTTGGTTATTCAAAAGCGGATAACCCTGTTGTAAGAGCATGGGACTCACAAGGAGCTTCTCACACTGCGTATTTAGGTGAACAACCATTACCAGGATGGAGACTTTTCAGAGCCGATAAAATATTCTCTTTTAAACCAACAGGTGAAACATTCAACGAGGCAAAACCAAACTATAATCCTAATGGTGATAAAAGTATGAATCGTGTTATTATTAATGCTGATTTTTCTGAAGTCACCCCACAAGCACCTGAACCAACGGCACCTGAAACCGAAACTGAAGTTGCGGTTGATGATGTAATTGATGATGTAATTATCACTACAGTTAATGATATGATTAACAATATCATTGAAAAAGATGGTGCTGATTCATTAGAAGGTGTTGATTTATCAAAAGCCGCTGAATCATATAAAAGAATATATTCCGGTATTGAAGATAAAATTCGTAGAAATTTATCCAATCAAGAAAAAAATGATTTAAGACCAAAAGTTTCAGAGCTAATACAACAATCTCAAAGTTTAATTAAAAAATAATATGACAACCGAAAATGATTTAATTCAAAAACTTATGATTTCCAAACAAATTATGGAAAAACATAATCAAACCCCAAGAGGTGGTCTACCATCTATGGACACATATAATACTCCGGAAGTGGCTACTTACGACGCCCCACCTGCAACGTATAACTTACCTCAAGATATGTTACAAGAAGCCTCTGTACCAGTTAATAATACGCATCAACCAATGACTCAAGATAGAGTTATGGCTTCAAAATTACCGGACGAAATTAAACGATTAATGATTGAACATCCAATAGCACAACCTGCAGGTATGGGTGGACCAACATTGTCTAATGATTTAATTGATAAGGCGGCAAGACTAATGAAATCAGACGCCAGAGGTAATCAAGTAAGTCAACCAAAACAAAATGTTCAAGAACAATCTCAACCTCAACCCAATGTTAATAACAAACAATTAAGAGACATGTTAAAGGAAGTGGTGGAAGAAGTCTTATTAGAAAATGGGATTTTAGCTGAATCAACACAAAAATCAAACAACGAACTATTTTCTTTTAAAGTAGGCAAACATATATTTGAAGGTAAGGTTACTAAGATAAAAAAAATATCTTAAACTTTATTTACTCTAAAAACTAAACCCTCAAGGAAACTTGGGGGTTTTTTATTTTCTTTATTGTTGATATTACAATAGTGTTTTATTATATTTTCAGTGATAATAATAGACTATGAAAGAAAAAATTAATGTGTTAGTACTCCCATCAGACAAAACAGGTGTTGGGAAATTTAGGTCAATTGACCCTCATGTGTTCCTACAAAACTTATATCCGGATGACTTCCACGTAGATATTGATTACGAACCAAGAATAAACGATATGAAATATTGGGATAAATACCAAATTATCCATGTACACCGAAATATCGGTAGTCACTACGACCAAACACCAGCAATAGTTAAATATTTAAAATCAATTGGTAAAGTGGTTGTTATTGATATTGATGATTATTGGTTACCTACTGTTGACCATCCAATACATAGTATTATTGTTCAAAACAAAATTCACGAAAAAATTGTTGCAAATTTAAAAGAGGCTGATTGGGTAACTACCACAACAGATATTTTTGCAAATGAAATTCGTAAGATTAATAAAAATGTATTGGTATTACCAAATGCTATTGACCCGAAAGAACCACAATTTAATCAACCAACACCTCCGTCTGATAAAATTAGAATAGGATGGTTAGGAGGTTCGTCTCATTTACAGGATTTAAATTTATTAGATTCGTTTGTTCAAAAAAATTATGAGATTAACGATAAATTACAATATGTAATTTGTGGGTTTGATACAAGAGGTTCTGTGACTGAAATTAATCCAACGACCGGAGAACAAAAGAAGAGAGATATTCTTCCACACGAAACTGTATGGGTTAATTATGAAGGAATTTTTACAAATAATTATAAAATTTTAGACGAAAATTACATTAAATTTTTAAAGGAATTTAAAGAAGGTGATTATATTTCAGATAAAGAATTACCATACGTTAGAGTTTGGACAAAACCTGTTAGTTCCTACGCTATGAATTATTCAAAATTTGACATATCTTTGGCGCCAATTAAGAATCACATCTTTAATAGAATGAAATCTCAATTAAAAGTGATTGAAGCCGGATTCTATAAAAAAGCTTTAATTGCTTCAGAGATTGGTCCATACACCATCGATTTGGTTCATTGTTTAAAAAATGGAGAGTTTAACGATAATGGTAATGCAATATTAATACCTGAATCAAGAAACCATAGTGATTGGTCTAAATCAATTAAAAAATTAGTTCAAAATCCTGAAATGATAACTGAATTAGGTGAACGACTATATAATACCGTAAAAGACAAATATGACCTTAATAAGGTTACGATTACAAGAGCAGAATTTTATAAAAGTTTAATTAAATAAAAATGAATACAAAAAAAACAATCGGTTTTACCGCAGGTAACTTTGACTTACTTCACCCGGGTTATATCTACACCTTTGAAGAGGCGAAACGTCATTGTGATTATTTTATGGTTTTTTTACAAAGAGACCCATCTGAAACAAGGTTTACTAAATACAAACCGGTAATACCTCTATACGAAAGATATAAAACATTAATGTCAATTAAATATGTTGATGAAGTTGTTACTTACCAAACTGAAGATGATTTAATTCAATTAATGGAGTTTTATAAACCGGATGTTAGAATTTTAGGAGATGACTATATTGGGAAGAGATTTACGGGAGACCATTTACCTATTAAAGTAATTTATACAACAAGGTCTCATAATTGGTCAACAACCAAAATTAAAGACTTAATTACTAGACAAACAATCAAACAAAACCCAGAAATAATTAAAAATTTAGAATCAAATGATTAAAATACCATTAACCAAGATATTATTTCTTGATATTGAAACTGTTGGGATTGAAAAAGATTATGACACTTGTTTAGAAAAAAGACCTGAACTTGCGAAACAATTTGATAAATATTACGATTGGTTTTTAAAACGTTTTCCTGAAGATAAGGAAATTGAGGTTAATCAAAAGAATATAGTATTTGCTTCAAGAACAGCATTAGTTCCTGAATTTGCTAAAATAGTTTGTATGAGCGTTGCCTTTGTAATGGACAATGGTGATATTAAAAAACAAACATTTTCCGGAGATAATGAAAAAGAAGTATTAAAAGAATGTCAAAAATTATTGGACCGTTGTGGTAAATTAGATTTTTTCCTATGTGGACATAATTTAAAAAACTTTGATATTCCAATGACAGCCAAAAGAATGATTATTAATGGTTTATTACCACCATCAATTCTTCCATCTTATGATACTAAACCTTGGGAGATAAAAGCTATTGATACCCGAGAAATTTGGCAATACGGAGCTTACACCGCAATTGGGTCGTTAGATTTAATGTGCACTTCAATGGAAGTACCATCACCAAAAGAAGGTGATGTGACAGGGGATAAAGTTCACGACGCATATTGGAATAAAAATATGCTACCAGAAATATCGGCATACTGTGAAAGAGATGTATTAGTATTAATTGATTTAATAAAAAAATTAAAAAATTTAGAATAATGATTAACGAAGATTTAGATTTCTTAAAAAATAAAGCCGAAGAATTAAAAAGAATGGTTGATATTGATTTTGATGAGCTTTCATATGATGAAATAATGAGTGAGTTTGGACTTGATTTAAAACAACTTGAAGATGATATGATGAATTCAAAAACCAAACTACCATTAGGATTTGTGAAAATTCATCCCGATGCTATCACCCCTAAATATAACTATGAGAGCGATTCAGGGTTTGATTTACATTCTGTTGAAGATATAATAATTGAACCGTTTGGTAGAGCTTTAGTTCCAAGTGGTTTATCTTTTGACATTAAAGATGGTTATGAAATACAAGTTAGAACTAAAAGTGGTTTGGCAATTAATCAAGGTCTTATGGTTTTAAACTCACCAGGGACAGTTGATAACGGATACACAGGAGAAGTTAAAGGAATCATCTTTAATACCAACAATCACCCCGTAACTATCACTAAAGGTATGAAATTCGGTCAAGCTGTTTTATGTCCCGTTGTAAATGGGGGGTGGGTTCATTTAGAACAAAACGAAACAATTGCAAATAAAGAAAGAGGGTCAAATGGATTTGGGTCAACAGGATTAATTTAGGTTATTTAAAAAATAAAAAATAAAAAATAAAAAATGAAAAATTTAACATCAATTTATTGGATAAAAGATGAGGCGAGATATATCCCCGAATTTATTGAGTTTCATCTGTTACAAGGATTTGACCACTTTATCTTCTATGATAATAAATCAATTGATAATCTAACCGAGATTATTTTTCCATACATTGAATCCGGACTAGCGGAAATACGATATTATCCGGATGACTTAACATCAAGTAAGAATTTTTGGGTAATAAACCATTGTGTTAATGAACAAAAAGGTAAAACTAAATGGTTACATTTTCATGCTTTAGATGAACGTTTATATTGTCCATCAGGTGAGAATATTGTAGAATTTTTGAAACAATATGAAAATTACGGAGGAGTTTCTGTTGGGTGGTATTTATTTAATTCAAATGACCATATTTCACGACCTGAAGGTTTAATAACTGATAATTTCACTAAATATTCTGATGACCCATCGTGTCATATTAAAACTATTATACAACCTGAAAAATCAATTTCAACTATTGGCACACCACATAATTTTATTTTTAATGAAACATACGCTGTTGATGAAAATTTTAACATTGTCACAACAAGTTTTAACCCGTTACATTATAGTTTAAATAAAATTGTATTACATCATTATCACACTTTAAGTAGAGAAGAATTCAACATTAAACAAAATAAAGGTCTCCTTGACCATAACCTTGAGGATGTACCTAGACCTAACCAAGAATTTTATTGGGAAAGTTCTCATAGTGAAGATGTAACATATTACACAAACAATCATTTAAGTAAGTTTTCAAAAACAATTAAAGATAATATCATTAAAAGATATGAAAATAAATTAGAATTATTACAATTTATAAACCATTAATATGATAAAATTAATAATATTTGATTTAGACGGAGTTTTAGTTCACACAAAAGAAATACATTATAGCTCATTAAATGAATCTCTCAGTGAAAAATACATAATTAAATGGGAGGAACATTTAAGTAAATATGACGGATTAAAAACTAATCAAAAGTTAAATTTATTAAGTGAAGAGAAAGGTTTACCAATAACTGACCATAAATTAATATGGGATAAAAAACAAACATTAACATTAGAAAAATTAAGTAATATTAAACCATCTGAGAATTTAATCAATACCATGAAAACTTTAACTAATCTTGGTTATAAAATAGCTTGTTGTTCCAATAGTGTTAGAAAAACAGTTTTAATGGTTTTATCCAAATTAGGTATTATTGAATTTTTTGATTATATTACATCTAATGAGGATGTTATTAACAGTAAACCACATCCTGAGATGTATTGGAAAACAATATCACAAATGGGGTTACTGCCAGAGCAAACATTAATTATTGAAGATTCTCCGTTTGGTTTATTAGCCGCCAGTAGAAGTAAATCTCATGTTATGAGAGTATCATCACCTAACGACGTTAATTTTGAAAACATAAAAAAATATTTAGAAAAGGCTACAATGGGAAATAAACCTAAATGGAAAAACGACAAATTAAATGTTTTAATACCAATGGCCGGCGCTGGTAGCCGATTTGAAAGTGCCGGTTACACTTTTCCAAAACCATTGATTGATGTTAATGGAGCCCCAATGATTCAAACCGTTGTTAGTAATCTATCTTTAGATGCTAACTATATTTACGTAGTTCAAAAATCACATAGGTTAAAATATAATTTAGACACATTACTAAACTTAATAACCCCTAATTGTAACATAATTGAAGTTGATGGTTTAACTGAAGGTGCTGCTTGTACCGCATTATTAGCAAAAGAATTAATTAATTCAGACAAACCATTATTTTTTGCAAATTCTGACCAATTTGTTGAATGGGATTCTAATGAATTTATGTATAAAATGCAAGAAACTGATGTTGATGGTGGTATAGTCACATTTAAATCAATACACCCAAAGTGGTCTTTTGTTAAACTTGATAATAATGGTTATGTAACTGAAGTATCAGAAAAAAAACCAATTTCAGATATTGCAACGGTTGGTTATTATTATTGGAAGAACGGTTCTGATTTTGTAAAATATGCGGAACAAATGATTGAAAAAAATATTAGAGTTAATAATGAATTTTATGTTTGTCCCGTATTCAACGAAGCTATTGACGATGGAAAAAAAATAATAACTTATACAGCAAATAAAATGTGGGGATTAGGAACACCTGAAGATTTAAACGTCTACTTAACTAACAATAAATAAAAAATGTTATTAATATCACATAGAGGAAACACTAACGGAAAATTCGAATCTTATGAAAACGAACCTAATTATATTGATTTGGCAATCGAAAGGGGATTTGATGTTGAGGTAGATGTTTGGTATGTTAAGGGATTGATATATTTAGGACATAATAAACCCCAATACGGTATTGATTTTAGATGGTTTCGAGATAGAATAACTAAGTTATGGGTTCATTGTAAAAATATAGACGCTATAGTTTATTTTCAAGAATGTGGATATGAATTTAATTACTTTTGGCATCAAAAAGATACTTTAACTTTAACTAGTCAAAATTATATATGGGTATATCCGGGAAAACAACCTATAAAAAACAGTATTGCGGTAATGCCTGAAATACATAATGACGATGTGTCAAAATGTTTTGGTATTTGTAGTGATAATATTGAAGAATATAAAAAATTAAATTAAAAATGATTACAATAGTATATTCAACTCATAAAGACGAACAATATAATAACAAATTTAAACAACATTTGTTACAAACGGTTGGGTTAAAAAATGTTCAAGTTTTAGAGTTTCAAAATAATAATGAATTTAGTTTGTCTGAGATTTACAATAAAGGTATATCTCAGTCAATTTTTGATATTGTCGTTTGTTGTCATAATGACATCAAATTAGAAAATGGTTGGGGTAAAAAATTATTAAAAGATTTTATTGATAATTCTGACTATGGTATTATTGGAAAGGCTGGTTCTTGTTATTTCCCTGAATCGGGGGTATATTGGGAACGTATGCAACAAACAATGGTTGGTCAAGTTTATCATCACCCTGATGGACAAAATAAGTGGTTAAGTAAATATTCCGCAAAATTACCATTTTTGATTCCTGTGGTAACTATTGATGGATTATTTATATCATTTGATAAGACAAAAATTAACCATAGATTTGATGAAACTATTGGTAGATTTCATTTTTATGACCATTTATTTTGCGTTCCAAATTATTTAGAAGGAGTTAAAATTGGTGTAACATCTTCTTTTGAAATTACACATCAATCTGTTGGTCAGCCAAATCAAGAATTTTGGGAGAGTAAAGATAAATTTATTGAGAAGTGGGGAAATATATTACCATTAGATTTAAAACCTGAAAAAATTTATGTTCCGGAAATAAAAGAAAAACCAATTAAAAATATTGGTAAAGTCGCAATTATTATACCAACAAAGGGTAACATTAAAATGTTAAAGGATTGTGTTGATTCGTTTTATCAACATTGTAATTCTAATTTATTTAACATTTTTATTGCCGACACCGGTTCAACGGACGAAGAAAAAAATAGTTTAAAAAACAATATAAAAGAATATAATAACATAACTCTTATAGAATATGATTACTATAATTTTGCAAAAATTAATAATGATGTTGTAAAAAATTATCTAAATGATAATTATGAATATTTATTATTTTGTAATAATGATACTAAATTATTAAATAATGTTATTTACGGAATGTTAAATATTTTTAAAACAACCCCAAAAGTTGGTACAGTTGGTTGTAGATTACATTTTGAAGATAACACTGTACAACATGATGGTATTATTTGTGTTATTGATAAAAATAACTCAATAAAATTATCTCATTACGGTATAACTACATATTATAATCACGCAATTAATAATCGCAAACTTTTAGGGTCTACCGCAGCTTTACTTATGATTAAAAAAGAAACTTTTATAAAATGTGGATTTTTTAATGAAAATTATTTATCTTGTTTAGAAGATGTTGAATTAAATTTAAAATGTTTAACGTTAGGTCTTGATAATTATTGTAATAGTGATTTAGTTGCTTACCACTATGAAAGTAAAACACGAAATGATGATAATGAAAAGACAAATAAATTTGTTATTGATTTTAGTAAAACATTAACTCCTTTTATTATTCAAAATTTTGATAAAATTAAAACACACATACAAATAATAAAATAAATAAATAAAAAAATAATTAAAAATGAAAAGAGAAACAATACAACTATTCAAAGTGTTTATGTCTGAAAATGCAGCCCCAGAGGTTTCTAAAGTATTAAACAGTGGATATATTGGTCAAGGTGAAAAAGTTGAGCAATTTGAGGCTAAATTACAAGATTTCTTTATGAAAGATTACATTGTAACATTAAACTCCGGGACTAGTGGACTTCATCTAGCCTTAGATTTACTAAAAAAATCTTCAGGTAAATGGCCAGGATTAGAAGATGGTGATGAGGTATTAGCAACATCATTAACGTGTACAGCATCAAATTTCCCAATTTTAGCAAACAATTTAAATATTAAATGGGTAGATGTTGACCCAACAACATTAAATATGGATTTAGATGACTTGTCAAGAAAAATAAGTCCAAAAACTAAAGCCATTATGTTAGTACATTGGGGTGGTTATCCAAATGATTTAGATAGAATTAAAGAAATTCAAAATAAATGTTTTGAGTTATACGGGTTTAAACCGGCGGTTATTGAAGATGGTGCTCACTCATTCGGTTCAAAATATAAAGGAAAACATATTGGGAATCATGGTAACATGACTATGTATAGTTTACAAGCGATTAAACATATCACAGCTATCGATGGTGGTCTATTATTATTACCTCATCAAGAATTATATGATAGAGCAAAATTATTAAGATGGTACGGTATCGACAGAAATTCAAATAGAAAAGATTTTAGATGTGAAGCAGATATTCAAGAATGGGGATTTAAATTTCATATGAACGATGTTTGCGCAACAGTTGGTATGGAAAATTTAAAACACGCAGATGAAATTGTTAGTAAACACCAGTCTAACGCAAAATTTTATGATGAGAATCTACAAAATATTCCGGGATTAACAACATTAACAAGACATGAAGGTCATGAATCCGCGTTTTGGATTTATAGTATGTTAGTTGAAAATAGAGACGGTTTTTATAAACACATGAAAGACTGTGGTATTGTAGTATCTCAAGTTCACGAAAGAAACGATAAACATACTTGTGTTTCTGATTATAAATCATCATTACCTACATTAGATAAAATAATTGGTAAAGTAGTTTCAATTCCTGTTGGATGGTGGGTTACTGATGAGGATAGACAATACATTGTGGATTGCATTAAAAAAGGATGGTAATATGATGATACAAGAACAAAGAAATCTATTGAATGAAATGATTTTGGATTTAAATAATTCTAAAATTCAAGAATATAAACCTAGTAATGTTTTATGGGAAAGTTTATCACACCAATTTGAGATATTTTTCAATGAAATTGGTATTAATAATGTTCAAAACCAAATAAGGTATAATAGTTTATTTTCGTTTATTTTTGATAATGTTGGATTGTCATTTCAGTCCGCATTATGGAGTTACTATAGCTATTTAAAATTAAAAGACAAACACAATATATTAACTCTAACAACCGCTTTGCCATCAGGTAATTCTGATTTAGATTACAACCCATCTGAAAAAATTGATGGAAGACCTAAAGATAGAGAAAGTAAATTAATTAATTGGGATTACTTAATTTCTTTAGATACGATTATGACTATTTTGGAATGTAATCCTGATTTATTAAACAAACCTATGACTATTTGTGAAGTAGGTGCTGGATGGGGTCGAGTTGGGTATTATTTAACTCAGATTAATAATAAAATATCTTATAATATATTTGATATCCCACATACTTTATTAATATCATCTGATTATTTGTACAATAATGTTAAACATGTTAAAGTATTTAAGTATCAGGAAACTAAACAAAATAATTTTACAACCAAAAAATCACTTTTAGAAAATCCAAGTATAAATTTTTATACACCAAATAAGTTAGAAGATTTTGAAGATAAATGTTTTGATTTATTTATTAACATCGCATCATTTCAAGAAATGAATATTGGACAAGTGACAAATTATTATAAAAAAATTAATCAGTTGTCAGATAATTTTTATAATCAACAACGATATAAAGATTTAGATATGGAATATAATAAATATCCATTGTACAATAATTGGGAAAAAGTATTTGATAAAGATATAAACTTTCACCCATTATGGTTTGAACAATATTTTAAAATAAGTTAAAAAAATGTTTGATTATATAGTTTGTTTTTATTTTGGAGAAAGACGAGTTAACATAACCAATTCATTATTATTATCTGATAGATATTTTTTTGTTAAAAAACATTTAGATTTTATAAAAAATAATGAAACAGTTTTAAACGATATTAATAACGTAGTTTTAGTAATTAATAATTCGACTGATAAAGATTTAGAATCCATTACAAGTATTAAAAATGAATACCCCTTCTCCGATAAAATTATTATCATAGGAAGGGGTAATTCAAATTATTCTTATGGTGCGTGGAACGATTCATTAATCCACCAAATAAATTTAAATACCCCATCATTACACGCATTTCTTTGTGAAGATGATTATATACCTTGTGACAATAATTTCCATAAAAAATTTATAGAATTTTTTAATTCCGATGTTATATATGTTTGTCAATTATTTATGAGAAATCATGCGGCAATTTCAAATGGTTTTATCACCTATAACATAATAAAAGATTATTATAATAACACAAAAGAATTATTTGTACTTACTAATAGTTATGATTATAGAAATGCGGAAATTAACCAAGTTAACTTTTTAAATAATTTTAAAAACTTAAAGTGTGTTGATATTTGTGAAAAATACTTTTCAAAATTTTTAAAATTTGATGATAGTATTGTTGTTTATGGAAATGAAACCGGTGGAGAATTAATAAAACCAATTTTAGAATAATGATAAAATTTAAAAAATTAGAAGAAGACGATTTACAATTTTTAAACGATGTAAGAAATGAATATTGTGAAGAATTTTTACATGATAGTAGAAAATTTACATTAGAAGAAACCAAACAATGGTTTCACAAATATAATCCGGACTTTTATATTATTACGTTAGATGATGAAAAAATTGGGTATTTTAGATTGTCCAATTATTCTGAAGTAAATAAAAATATTTACATTGGTGCTGACATTTCACCAAAATTTAAAGGTAAAGGTTTGGGTAAATTATCTTATGAAAAATTTATACCTTTTTTGTTTGAATCATATAACCTGAATAAAATAAGTTTAGAAGTATTGTCTAATAACATAATTGCATTAAATTTATATAAGAAACTTGGGTTCGTAACCGAAGGTGTTAAACGTCAAGAAGTTTATAAAAATAATCAATGGATTGATTCCATTATTATGTCAATATTAAAAAACGAATATGAATAACTTAAAATTTGAACTTATTATAGCCTACTATAAACGTCCTAAAATTGTTTTAAACGCTTTAGAATCTATATTAAAATCTACATATGACAATTGGCATTTAACATTCGTCGATGATTCCGGTGACGACTCTTTTAAGGAGACCTTTTTAAATTATGGTTTTGATTCTACTAAAATAACATACTCCCCAATATTAATGTCTGATGACGAAAAAAATAATATAGGAGGTTCGATATTTGGTAAATACGTTAACGACTCTATTCAAAATACCGATGCCGATATTATTATATTAATATGTGATGACGATGCCATATTCCCCGATTACATGGAAAATTTAAATAAATTTTATAATGAAAATCCTGAAAAGATGTGGGGATATTGTCATGTTGAATTTTACAACCCTGAAATTGAACATTATAGTAAATCAACAAAAATTAACGGAGATAAATCTTTGGGGTTTTCAGATTTAAATGCTTTAACAATCCCAATAATGCCGGTCAATAAAATTGATAGTTCTCAAATTTCTTTTAGAAAAACAGCGTTCACTGATGGTAATGTTTGGTACCCACATCCATATACTGTAAGTTTAGACGCTCATGTTTTTCGTAATATGTTTAAGGTTTGGGGATTATGCGAGTTCACAAATTGCTATGGGCAATATAAAGGTTGGTTTGCAAATCAATTAGGGGTTAGAGTTAGAAAAAAAATAGGTACATTTATAAAATAATAAAAAATGAATATGAATAATTTAAAATTTGAACTGATTATCGCGTATTATAAAAGACCAAAAATTGTCTTAAATGCACTAGAGTCCATACTAAAATCTACTTACGATAATTGGCATTTAACATTTGTTGATGATTCCGGAGATGATTCTTTTAAAGAAACTTTTTTAAATTTTGGATTTGATAAATCTAAAATAAATTACACACCAATATTAATGTCTGATGATGAAAAAGTTAAGATAGGTGGGTCAATATTTGGTAAGTACGTTAACGAAGCGATACAAAACACAGACGCTGATATCATTATATTAATATGTGATGATGACGCACTATTTCCTAATTATATGGAAAATCTTAATAAATTTTATACAGAAAATCCTGATAAAATGTGGGGATATTCTCATGTTAAATTCTTTAATCCAGAAACACAACATTATTTAGAATCAACTGAAAAACCAAGTAATAAAACGTTTAACACTTCAAATTTAAATGATTACACTTCACCAATTCATCCATCGTGTAAAGTTGATAGTTCTCAAGTATCTTTTAGAAAAAACGCTTTTACACAAACAAATTTATGGTACCCTTATCCACATACAAAAGATTTAGATAGAAATGTTTTTGAAAAATTATACACACAAATAGGACAATGTCATTTTACTAATTGTTACGGACAATATAAAGGTTGGTTTGCAAACCAATTAGGTGTTAGAGCACGACAAGGTAAAGGAGATTTTATTAACTAAACAACTAAAACATTTTAAATGGCTACATACAGCAAATCAAAAAACACTAAACCGACACCGACACCCGAAACCACAAGTAAACCGGTTAATAAGAAAGAATTAATTAACCAAATTATTAAAAGAAAAACTAAAGAAAAGTTTTTAACCAACAATCAAAAAAAATATTATGACACTTTAATTGACAGTGAAATCACAGTTTGTTCTGGTCCTGCAGGTGTTGGTAAAAGTTATATTACAATGAAAGCGGCGATTGACTTACTTGCTGACCCTAACACACCATACGAAAAAATCATCATTGTTAGACCCGCTGTTGAGGCAGAAGAGAAATTAGGTTCACTTCCGGGTAATGTTGAAGAAAAATTAGACCCGTACATTTTCCCATCATATTATTTATTGAATAAAATTATTGGAAAAGAATCTAGAGAAAAACTTAAAGAGATTGATGTTATTGAAGTATTTGCTTTAGCGTTTATGAGAGGGATGAATATTGATAACTCCATTTTAATTTTTGAAGAAGGTCAAAATGCCACCCCAAGTCAAATGAAACTTTTATTAACCCGTATTGGATTTAATAGTAAATTCTTTATATCAGGTGATGTTGAACAATCAGATAAATATAAAAATAAAACCCACAGTGGTTTATGGGACGCTATTGAAAAATTTAGAGGTAGTGATTATATATCAATTTTTGAGTTTAAAGATAAAAAAGATATTGTTAGAAATCCATTGATTAGTAGAATACTAGACAAGTACGAAGAAAACTAATTTTATATCACTTCATTATAAAAGATAGGTAAACATAATTTAGTTTACTTATCTTTTTTTTTATATAACTTTTGTTGATATGAGAATTGGTATAGAAATAAATGGGGTATTGAGAAATACTTTAGTAAAAATAGAACAGACTTATCAAAAATTTTTAATTGATAAGACAGACGGTATTGAGGATGAAGAGACATTTGAGTATAAAATGACTTACCCAATAAACAGTTTAACATTAAGCGAGCATTTCTCATTTCCGGATGATGATGAACTATATTCATTTTTATATGAAGAATTTGCTATGGAAATTTTTGGGCATGCACAATCTTCAGAATATAATACATTTATCGATTTGAATGAAGTATATATTTCTTTAAGAGATAATCATGACTTGTTAATTGTTTCTGATGAAATAGGAAAATCAAAACCCGCATCATTATTCTTTTTATCCAAATTTGGGTGTCAATTGGAAAAAGTAAAATTTTATAGTAATTCAACAATTAATTCAATGTGGGACGAAATTGATATTTTACTTACATCGAATCCCGCCTTATTATTGGAATATCCATCAGATAAAATATTGATAAAATATGAAACTGAATATAATGAGAATATCAACACAATCCATTCTATAAAATCAATAAAAGAATTGGACGATAAATTAAAACAAATTTTAGAATGTTAAAAGTATTAGGAGAAAACTACTATGTAGATTTGGATAAAATAGATGACTACGTCCAAATAAAAACAAAAAAAAATATTACATCAGGTGATACAGAAGGTACGGCCATTAGTATAATTAAATACGAAACTATTAAGTTAATGTTAGAAATAATAATGGACGAGCCAGAAGAAATTGATGAACAATTAGGAGCTAAAGGAACAAACAATTTATCAATCCCCTTTAAATTAGCTTTTAATACTTTATTATATAAAAAATTACTAAATAAAATTTAATTAATATGACACAAGAACAAATTACAAAATTAGAACAGTCAATTCAAAACATGAAAGATAAGAAATCAAGAATTTATCTTTTAACTCAAGACACTAAAGGTAATGCTAAAGCCTCTGTTGCTTACATATACGATTTAGGTATGACTTTATTAAAAAATGGATATAATCCTATTATCTTACATGAAACTCCGGATTATACAGGAGTTGGAGAATGGTTAGGTGAAGAGTATATGACATCATTACCACATAAAACTATTGAAGGTCAAAATTTAGAGATTGCCCCTGAAGATTTAATTGTTATCCCTGAATTATACGGGTTCGTTATGAGTCAAATTGCAAAATTACCTTGTGGTAAAATTGTATTATCTCAAGCTCATGACCATATTTTAGAAACTCTACAGCCAGGTCAAACATGGTCTCAATTAGGGTTTTACAAATGTATAACAACATCGGAAACTCAAAAAGAATATATCGAAAATCTGATGAGAGGTATATCAATTGATGTATTAAAACCATTTATTTCAGATAAATTTAAACCTAACACATTACCAGCAAAACCAATTATAGCAATTCACGCTAGAGAACAAAGAGAGGCTGTTAATATGATTAAAAGTTTCTATATCAAATTCCCTCAATATAGATGGATAACATTTAGAGATATGAGAGGGTTAACTATAGACGAATTTGCTAACGCAATGAAAGACTGTTTCTTATCTGTTTGGATTGATGAAACAAGTTCTTATGGTACGTTTCCATTGGAATCTATGAAATGTAAAATACCGGTTGTTGGTTTAGTTCCAAATTTAGTACCTGAATGGATGAATGAAGACAACGGTGTTTGGGTTAACAATAAAATCCAAATGGTTGATTATGTTGCAGATTTTTTACAAAATTGGTTAGAAGATAGTATTAATGAAAATTTAGAATCAGAAATTACCAAAACTGCGGAAAATTTAAGTACTAAAGAAGATTTTGAAAAAATTTCAGTAAACTTATTTGAAGGATATCTAACTAAAAGATTAGAATCATTTGAAGAACAATTAAATAAACTACAAACAATAGAAGAATAATATGGAAAATTACTTTGACGTATCAGTTATATTACCGATTAAATCAGCGACCGCACCATTTTTTGAAGATTACTTTAAAAAATGTATAGAATCATTAAACAATCAAAAATTAAAAATTAATGAATTAGTTATTGTTCACACTAATGAAACACCTTTAGTTGAACTTCTTAAAGATTATGATTTTGGAGGTTTAAATGTTGTTAAATTAGAATGGGAAAAAGAACCTAATTACTCCGCTCAAATTAATCATGGAGTTAGAAACTCAAAATCTGAATGGGTTTCTTTATTTGAGTTTGATGATGAGTACTCTAACATATGGTTTAAAAATGTTGAGGTATATTCAAAAGCATATCCAAATATAGACGCTTTCTTACCTATTGTTGTTGATACAGACCAACAAGGTAAATTTGCCGGATTTACTAATGAAGCGACTTTTGCGGCAAACTTTACACCTGAAATGGGAGTATTAACTCATGATACTTTACTAGACTATCAAAACTTCCAATCATCAGGAATGGTTATTAAAAAATCAAAATTTATTGATTATGGGTTACTTAAACCATCGTTTAAATTAACATTTGGATATGAATTATTTTTACGATTAACACACAATTCAATTAACATAATGTCTATTCCAAGAATTGGTTATAAACATACAAATTTAAGAGATGGTTCAATCTTTTGGAATTACAAAAATGGTAGAGATATATTAACTCCGGAAGAAGTTAAATTTTGGATTGAGTCCGCAAAAAAAGAATATTTTTTCATTAATGACAGAGCAATAAAATTTGAATCTCAAGAATCTTAATGACCGAAAATATTAATTTAACAGGGGATACAAATGTTGAGTTAAAAAAGAAAGGTAGAAAACCAACACAATTAAATTATTTTGATGTTCGAGAAGAAATGGCGGTAGTAAGATTTTTAGAATCTACGTCTTACGAAGAAAAGAATAAAATATATAATGAGTTTTTAAAAAAACCTTTAGACAAGATGATATCTTCAATTATCCGAAGATACAAATTATATAGAAAAGACATGGATTTCACAGATATACATGTAGACACTCACTCGTTTTTAATGACTAAAATAGATAAGTTTAAACCTTCTCGTGAAAAGAAGGCTTATTCCTATTTTGGTACAATATGTAAAAACTATTTAATGGGTCAAATCATTAAAGACCAAAAAGAAACCAATCGAAAGATATCATATGAAGACATTTCATCAAATTTAGAAAACAATGAAAACTTCGCATACTATATCGAGAACGATAGCTTAGATTCTGAAAAAGTAATTAAACATTTTTTAATTGAGCTAGAGAGATTTATTAAAGAAGAAAACCTATCAGAAAATGAAGTTAAGTTAGGCCATGCTCTATATGATATTTTTGAAAACTACGATTCAATATTTATAGGTAACGATAATAACAAATTTAATAAAAATATTATTTTATTGTCTTTAAGAGAGATGACCAATCTTTCTACTAAAGAAATTAGAGGGTCGATGAGAAAATACAAAAATATGTATTACACATTAATTCAAAACATGGTAAACTAAAAAAAATAAATTTAATATTTATCATTATGGCAAGACCGACAAAAAAAGAAATTAATTTAAGTAAAGAATCAATGTTATCATTGATGCAGGAAATTTACAATGAACTTGTGGAACAAAGAAGTACTGCTATTAGAATTCAAAATAAGATGTTGACCATGATGAAAGGACCTGAAGATATGACTTTAATAGGTCCCGTTATTGAAAAACAACAAAAAATAATTAATGATTGTGTTGAAAAAAAATTAACCCTTTCAAAACTACAAGCAGGAATGTGGGAAAAATCAAATACCGGAGCAAGTGAAAGTTTTTCAATTTCAGATTTAGGTGTTGATGATGAAATGTTAAAAACTTTAATTGAAAAAGACGCATCCAAAACTGAAGGTTCCTATAAAATGAAAAAATAATTTGTTATGGCGTCATTAGATTTAGGTGTTGATTATAAAACAGTACAAGATAAGATTACCGCAACTAGAAATTATAATGAGTTAAAATCTCAATATGATAACACTAGAAAACAAGCCGGTGATGCTTTTGAACAAAAAAAATCTGCTGTTACTGGTCAACTTGGGAAAATTAAAGAACAAACTAAACGTTATCAAAAAGAAATTAAAAATCAATTTGAACAACTTTTAGACATTAATAATACAACCGGAGGTAAAGGAAGTAATTCTACAAAATACATTAAAAGGTTATTAATTACAGCTCTTAAAAATGTTGAACCAAAACTTTCTCAAATAGCGTTAGAAGAATCCATAAATGCCGTAGGTTGTGACCAACAACAAGAGTATAATGGTGGAGCCCCTTACTACATTAAAGTTAAATCTATTGACTTACTTAATATATTAACTTTAGACCCTAAAACAGAAGGTAAACCTTTATACGAAAAATCACCAATACTTGTCCAAAATTATCCTTTTTCTATGAACAAAGAATTGTATGAACTAATACAAACAGGTCAATCATACTCAGCAGATAATGGTCAACAATACATAGGTCAATCCGGACAAGATTTATTTGATATTCAATATGTTGATTTAAACGCAAATAATGAAACAGGTCCTTGGTTTAAAGTTACTTTATCCAATAGAGTAAACGGTGTTAATAAAGTTGGAACATTTTTAGCCGATTATTATAAAACAATTAAAATTACTGAACCAACTAATATGATGGCATCTATAATGGAATCATTAAGTGGTGTTGTATCAATGAGTGTCGGTGCGGGTGTTGGTCAAGTTGAAAATCAAAGTAAATTTGATGTTTTAATTCAACGTATTCTTGGATTATGTTTTGATAATAGAAGTGAAATAGATGTTAGTGGTATTGCTAAAGTACCTGAACTTGACGGTGTTGACGATACGTTTTTTGAATTTACAGAAATTGATTTGAGAAAAATTGAACAACGTGTTACTAACATTAAAAATAAAGTAATAGAATTAGAGGATTGTGACGGGGTATTATTACCTGTGGATTTTCCCGCAGTTATTACACAAATTAATAATTTAAATTTAATTGAAAATAATAGTGATTTTATTAATGCTGCCGATAATCTAACTCAAGTACTTGCAGATAACCCTCAATGGGGAGCTGGTATTCAAACAAACGCCCAAGCAGCATTAAATTTAAATTTTATTAAATTAATTGCTCAAGGTATTGCAAGTGCGTTTTTAACACCTAAAGTATTATTACCAATATACGTAATGTTAAAAGCTATAGGACAAGAAACAACAGACGCGATAAAAGGTTTAGTTGATTTTGTAAAACAATTTAAAAGATTTGCAATAAATTTTATTTCTAAAATAGGCGCAATATTCGTTCAAGAATTGTTTGAATTAATTAAAAAAGATATTTTAGCATTAATTCAAAGAGTTCTTACTGACATTATTAAAGAAAAAATTAATAAAAGAATTTCAATGATTTTAAAACTCATTCAATTACTATTAATTGTCGCATCATTTATTAGTGATTGGAGGAAGTGTAAAAGTGTCGTCGATGAATTATTAGCTCTGTTAGATTTAATAACTAGTAGTCTTGGTTTTGGTAGTCAAATACCTCTACCATTATTATTCGCATCTCAATTATTAGATGGTTATTCTGAATCAAGAGCGTTTGTTGGCGCAATTGAAGAATTACAAAAAATAGGAATTCCGACCGGTGCTTTACCTGATGGTAGCCCTAATTTAGATGTGTTAGGTAAATTTGGTCAAATGAAAGCTATGGCTAAAGAAGACGGTGATAATAGTAAAGTTCAAATCGCTCTTGGTCCATTAACAATCACTCCGGCAGGACTAACAGTACCCGCAAGTGCATATGGTAAAAAAATATAACAATGAATAATCAAGAAAAATCTGAAAAAGCAAAAAAAATAATTAAAGATTATAAAAATTCATCCAACAAAGATTTATCATTTGTTATGGATTTTATTCAAGAAGATTTTGTTTTAACTAAAGAATCTTTAATTAAACTAACACATCATTTGGATAAATTAGAATTAACATATAATACGATATTAAAAGAATATAACTCAAGAACAAATAAAAATGGTTAGTAATCAAATAATTTTTCCCGGAATAGTACTTAACAATCAAGACCCTATGATGTTAGGGAGACTTCGTGTTGTACCTGAAACAAAAAATTATCAAGATATTATTGCTGCAATTCCAAATTGGAATGAGGAAACAGACCCTTGGACTTCAAAAGACCCTTTAATTTGTTTATCGTTATTACCTTTCTATGTAAGTCAAATCCCACTTAAAGACGAATATGTTCATATAATATATTCAAATAAAGACTATCCATTTACAAATCAATTTTATATTCAAGGGCCATTTTCATCGCCAATGATTAGTCCTTTTGAGAATTTTCAAGGAGCAAAAAAATTCTTAGCATCGGGTGATAGAATTGCTCAAGGTATCTCAATTAAAAACCAAGTAGGTGCATACAGAAATCAAGATAGTAAAGGAGTATTTCCTGAACCAGGGGATAATGCTTTGTTAGGTAGAGGAACTGCTGACGTAGTTGTTAAAGAAAATGAAATATTAATTAGAGCCGGTAAAACTAAAAGATTAGTAAAAGACCAATTACCTTTAGGAAATGTTAATAGAGCGTATCTTCAATTATCTAACTTTACTCAACAAAAAACAACTAAAAATCCTGAATCAGTAACTCGGTTAGTTGAACAAGTTAAAGTTGTTAAAAAAATGATTATTTGGAACATCGATAATTTAGACAATCTTCAAGGAGCGTTTAATGGTTCTGTTGGTTTATATAATGTTGTTCCAAGTGTTGCGGTTAATTCTAAAAATTTCAAATCTGATACAATAACATCATTATCTGTTGGGACAAATTATAGTTCACCATTAGAAGAAATTAAATTTAATGCTAAAACATTTGATGAGGCGACTAGCACTATAAATAATTTTATACAAGGTGTGTTTAGTGGTTTTATAAACATTTCAGGTTATACTGTAAATAATCCTCAAAATTTTGCACCAAATGTTACCTTCCCATTAGTTATAACACCATCAAAATTAACTTATAACACAGGAAATAAATTTTCACCAAATGACCTTATTACCGAAGTTGCTGAATATATTAATTATGTAAGGTTTTACGATAAAATAACTTTAGACCCAGCAAGTAAAAAATTTAAAGGGTGGTTTTTAGTTTGGGAAAATAAATCAGGAAAACCAATTCTTGGACCACAAGCCGATTTAAAAGAAGAAATTACAATTCCAACAGAGTTTATCCCCGCAGATATTACCTATAGTGTTATGGGAGCACAACGTATGTATTTTATGTCTCAAGACTCAGCAGGCCCTAAAGGTAAAATTAGTTTAAGTCAAACTTTATATGGAATCCCACAAGATAAATTCATTGGAGATGAGAATAGTATTTTAAATAAAACATACCCTGTTGTGAGAGGTGATGAGTTGATGGCATTACTCCGAAAAATATTTTCATTTGTGACCGGACACGTTCATCCTGTGGCAACAATGGCTCCAGTTCCGGTGGCTTCAGGTAATGGTCAAACAACCGCAGAAATTAACGCCATCCTTGCAAATGCAGAAAATACTGTCTTAAATCAAAATATTAGAATTAATTGATATTTATATGTAAAACATATTCATGTCTGTAACCAATTCATATTTTAGTAAAAACAACACACTTATTTCAAATAGTTTTACCAACACAGGTAGAAACCCTGTTATGGAACTATTTTATGGTAATGTGGCAACAACTCAATACCCAAACAATTATAGCCGTTTCATCTTTGATATAGACTTAACTTTATTAAAAGAGAAAATTTTTAATGGTACTATAACCACAGGATGTACTGATAACATGACTCACACATTGAGAATGACAAATACTTCCACTTTTGATACGGAGTTATTGAACACATTAACTTCTCAAATGAGAATGAGAGCAACATCATTTGACCTAATCTTATTTAGAATACCTTATTTAAATAATAACCCATCAACCCCCCAACTTTGGGATGAAGGAGTTGGTTATGATTTTGCAGATTTAATTTATCAATATAGTGAATCGGATAGAAATTATTCCGATAGACCATCCAATTGGTTTCAAACAACAACAATTGGTGTTTGGCAACAACCAGGGATTTATAATAACAAAAATTTAGGTCCGGTACCTTTTAGTGGAATAACTATTGTTGATACACAACATTTTGAATTTGGTAATGAAAATATTTTATTTGACATGACAAATGAAATTAACGGTGTTTTAAACGGTACAATTCCAAATGTGTCAGGATGGGGAATTGCTTATAAACCTCAAGTAGAAAACCTTACGGGTCTTACAAACAACTATGAAGTTCAATTCTTTACTCGTCATACCCAAACATTTTATGAACCATTTTTGGAAACAACTTATAATGATTTAATTGAGGATGATAGAAATCAATTCACATTAGGTAAAGTTAATAAATTATATTTATACTTGTTTGATAATGGAAACCCAATCAATTTAGATTACACCCCTAAAGTGGATATATTAGATATGATGGGTGATGTAATTCCTGGCCTATCCGGTTTAACAACGTGTCAAAGAACTCGAGGAGTTTATGAAGTGGTTATCCCACCTCTTATGGGTTATAAAACACCTTGTATGTTTTCTGACAGATGGTATGACATAAGTTATAACACATTCCCATTACCACAAGTATTAAATGATTTCACATTACAACCATTAAAAAACGCAATTCAAATAGGTGTTGTTTCGGCAGACCCATTATTATATGGATTTGATTTTTACGGGTTAAAACAAAATGAGGAAATTGTTAATACAGATACTCGTAAAGTTGGTGTTATAATTAAACAAGCTTATACCACTCAAAATTTATTATTAAACGTTGACGCGTCATATAGAATTTATGTTAAAGAGGGGACAACAGAAGTACAAGTTCAAGGATGGACAAAAATTAATAGAACACCTAATGAATACTATTTTATATTTGATACTAGAGATAAAATACCAAATGAATATTTCATAGATATACAAGTAATTAGTAGTGGTGAAATAAATACATATAAACGACAAATTAAATTTCAAGTAGTTAATACAAAATATTTACAATTATAAGATATTTATAAATAAAAAAAATTATGGCATATAATGTAACCGCAACAACTTGTGATGGAATTTCACAATTAATTATTTTACCCGGAGATGTAGAATTTGATGAAAGCAAAATATATCAATTACCTAATGGTCAGTGTGTATCACTAACTTCAGGGGAAACCGTATCATTTTACGCAGATTCAATGATAATTGCGGGACCGTTTGACGATTGTGACGAATGTGCACAACCATTCATTGCTAATACAGGTGGAAACAATGGAGAAATTTGTCAAGATGATTGTAGTGGAAATACTTTTACTATTACACCTCCACATCCAGTTTATACTAACGGACAAAATCAAGCTATCGTACAATTAAACGCTGTTACACTTGGTGGTAACGGATTAAACGCATAATACAATGAAAAGAGTTATTAAATTATCTGAATCAAATTTAACTAAATTAGTTAAACGAATTATGTCTGAACAAGAAAGTGAAAGATATATGTTCTTTAGTAATTTAGAACAACTTCATAGACAAACTAATTTATTATTAGATATGGATAAATCTCATGTTGAAAGTATTTTAGAAGGAGGTCATGATTGGGCACAAGACCATGTCTCAACCGCCAAAGAAAATATTGACCAAGTTTTTGATTTTATGATGAATGAAACAAAATCAGAAGACGATATTGTTATGGGAGAACAAGATTACTCAACCGATGTTGATAGACCAACAAGTGATAGAGAACGTCAAGCAAAATCTTTATTTGGAGACAAATACGGGTCATATATTCCAAACGATGTTATTCGATATATGAGAAAAAATCCATCACAATTTTTTAAACGATTATACCAAATGTATGGCGACAAAGCCTACGAATATTTAGATAACGCTAAAAACAAAGGAGAAATTTAATATTTCTCTTTTTTTTTTGTAGAAATATTTTTTTTTCTTAAAAATATGCTTACATTTGTACCACAAAATAAATCAAGTATATGATGAACAGAATTAAAAGATTTTTTAAAAGATTAGCGGTTAGACGTATTTTAAAAGCAAAAAACCAATTTGATTATCAAGACCCGGGGCTACTTGGGGATATTCACATCTGTAAATCCATTTGCCGTAAACTTATTACGAGCGAAGGTTCCAAATTTTTAATTGCCCCACTTTCATCTCAAAGATATATCAAACACTCTGAGTTAGGTATATTTGTTATACTTGATGATAAAAAAATAAGTGTAATCAATCACGAGTACTACTATAGTAATATCCTTATGACCAATAGAGATTGGGAAAAATTAACTAAAATGTACGATACCAAAGTAGAAAGAATCAGACAAGACCTAAAGAACGAAATGAAATCTCAAATCAAATATTCTTTAAAAGCTATTTTAGATAGAGTGGATAACTCCAAAAAAACAAAAACCCCTTAATCAAGGGGTTTTTTAAATTGTTCTTTTAATATTTTTTTAATTAAACTTCTTAATGAGTTATCAACAACTCTATTGTTATTTGAGGTGGTTTTTAGACCGTTTGGGACAATATCTTCTAAAATGGTATCTTTGGTTATCTCAATCCATTCTCTTGTAATAGGGACAAATTTATTACCTTTACCGGGTGTTTGATTTAATACCCCACCTTCTTCATCATTCTGCTCCGGATGTTTTTTTACGTATTTGGCAATTTTTCTTGATTCTTTCTCTATTTTAGATATTTTAGATTTTGGAGTACTCATCTCACCATCATAACTATCAAACGCTAATTCAGCACTATCGTATTTTGATGTTGGTACAATAAATGGTTGTAGTTGTTCTTTATTAAACAACCTAACACCCGGGCTCAAAGGAACTCTAACCGAACCCGACCCACCTGTACTAGTAGCCTCTTTAATTTGTCTTTTGATATTTTTATTCATATACTTATAAATATACAAAATTTTAATTATGGAACAACAACAAGAACTATTCGGAAAATTATTTAATACAATCCCATTGTATAACGAAGACCATTTAGATGTCCTACTATCAACAATGGATAAAGAACAATCAATCTATATCCTAACACAAGCAGTTAGTTTCGCATTTCATTCAGGGATATTTTCATTGGGGGAGTCAGAGATTATCTCAAAATCAATCAGAACATTAAATAAAATTGAAAAAAATGTTGTGGAATAAAAAAAATGTTTATACATTTGTAAAATAAAACACAAACACTATGAAAAAATTATTTTTACTAACGGTATTATTAATTGGAACCTTAACATTTTCTCAAACAAAACCAAAAACAAAAGACATCGATAAAGATGTCAAAGTGTTTTTAGATTCATTATCTAAAGTATATCACGTAAAGGTAACTTCCGTAAAAGTCGTTAATTGTTTGGGTGTGAGAACAACTTCAATTACTTATATTAAAAACAATAAAGAACTTGAAAAAGTAATTAAAAAAGAAAAATCTTCAACAAAACCTGACATGTTATCAGAAATTGTCGATTAAAGGGATTTAACAAGACCCTTTAATCGAATAACTTGTTTTACCAATTGGTGAATATACAATTACTTTTGTATCTCCTTTACTAGTATCAAATGGGATTGTAAAAGTGTCTTGGTTAACTATGGTATACCCTATAAATTCTTTCACTCCGTTATTACAAAGGTCTTTAAGAGCACTTAATCCATCACCAACTTCTGTAAAATTAATAGTTGCTTGGTCTTTATAAGTGGTTGATTTTGGGTTTACTAATATTTTAGTTAATAAATCCGCATAATTATTTGCTTTAATTTTAATAAGATTATTACCACTAACGGATTTACTACCATTTAATTTTGTTAAATTAGCAATATATAAAGGAACTAATTTAAATTCTGAATATGGACGAGTTTCAGCTCCTGTAGCAACATACCCTGTATCTTGAGTTATTATTCCTTTGTTATCAACAACAACCATTCTATCAGGAATTCTACCTGACCCCAAACTTAAATTACCCTTACCTGACACTAATTCTTCAGTTGTTTTATAATCATTATTAGAATCTCCTTGACCTTTAATTTTTTTAAAATCCCAATTACAAATTTGATTAGTTTTAGTTATTTTACCCAATCCACGAATAATAAATTTAACAAATTGTTCGGCTCTGTATCTTTCATCATTTTTATCGTCACCACGTTTATATGGAGTTTCACCTATTTTAACCTGACTGACATCAGTTGGAATTTTAAAAACAAATGTACCATTCTTAATTAAATCAGGAAATATTTCTTCAAAATATTGTTTAACAGAATTTGCTCTTGCCAATGCTAAACTTCCTTTTGTCTCAAATCCTTTTGGATTAGTAACTTGCGATTCTCCAGCATCTATATTAACAATAAATTTTTTACCACCATTTTTTTTGATAAATTCCTCAATTTTAGGTTTTACCGAAGAAATTAAATTTTTAACTTTTTCTGATTCATATTGTCCTGAAGGAAAAAAATCACTTATATCTTTAGAATATGATGTTGTTGTTGTATCAGTTACATCTTTTACTCCCGGACCTCTTAATTTATTTTGTTCCGATATTAAATATTGGTTTTTTGTCGCACTTTCATGAAGACCTAAAATTCTATTTTTTTCTTCACTTGAAATTTCAAATAAATTTTTCATAATTTTTCTTTTAATATAAATATAAGATAAAAAAAAAGAGGACAAATATTTGTCCTCTTTTTGGTATATCATAAGATATTGATTATCTCAATTCTCTTAAGTCAAATGTTCTAACACCATCAACTGTGATACGTCCGTAGAAACGGTTATTAACCATTTTCTTAGCGTAACGAGTCATAATACCTTTAATAGGTGTAAAGTTGAATGGGTTGTACATTGTTGGAGTTAATTGTAATGGTACATACGGAGCGTAGATGTATCCTGTGTCTAACAATGATGTTCCTTTGTGTCCAATTAACACTTGGTTAGCTGGGAAGTAAGGGTCACGGTAAACTTGGTAACGTCCTGCTAATGTTCCAACTCTTTCAATACCCATGTTGTATTGGTCTTGTTCTGGAGACGCATTAGATACGTGGAAGTACTCTAAATCATCAAAGATAGCTGAAACTTCAGAAGAAACAACAATCCAGTTTGCTCCACCTCTTAATGTAGATTTGTGGATTTGTGCAGACAATTGGTTGATTGCTGTAATTAATGTTTGGTTCCAATCTTTTTGAGTATAAGAAGTTGTTTGAGAAATTCTTCTCCAACCATTGTAATCCCAACGTAAGTTCCATGCTGCACCTTTACGTAAATCTCTTAAGATTTCACGGTCGATTTCAGCCGCAACTTGTTCAGATAATAAAGCTGTTAATTCAGCTTCAGCATCGATGTTGTGGAAAGCCGCAACGTCTTGAGCTAACTCAGGAGACCATTGTGCTCTTAATTTTCTTTCTGTTACAGATACAGTAACTGAATCTAAATCGAAAGAAACCTCACCGATTTTATCTTCAAATTCTAACTCTTCGTAACGTCTGAAAGCCGTTAAGAATGAAGTTCCTGATACCGCTTCAGAAATAGTAGTTCCTGTGTATCCATCTAAAGATGTAGAATCACAGTCAGCACATACTGGACAAGATAAATCAACTTCTAACCAAATACAACCATCAGCATCACAAACATTTTTGAATGAACCACCGTTACCTGTATTAGATGCAGTACCCGCTGGGTTACCACTTGGGAAGTAAGTTTGAGTTGTATTACCATATTTCACAATACCTCTACCATAGATTTGAGTTACAACTCTAAATAATAAAGCTCCTGTAGAAACTGTACATGGTGAACCTGCTGCAACTGTTAAACCATCTCCTGTGAAAACAACTAAATCAGATAAGAAAGATTCTGTATCCATTTCGTTACCATCAGGTCCGATTAATTTTCCTGCACCTGTGTCAGCAAAACCACACATTTTGATAATAACTTTTCTTGTATTACCTGAAGCGATAGTTAAAGCTCCATCAGTTGTTCCTGAAATATTAGCATCAACTAAAACTCCACCAGTCCATTTTTGAATTGTTGTAGTTGCTGTGATAGCTGACCAACGACCTTTAGAATAATCAAATAATCCTGGAGGGTCTAAACTTGGTTCATTACCTTCATAGAATAAATCATAAAGATTTTTTGTGTATACAGGGTTATTAGTTCCTGTTCCTGTAGTGTATCCCGCATTTGGATTACCACCTGTACCATTTGGAGAAGGTAATGTACCATCATTGTAGTTACCCGGAGCCCCTATTGGTGCGTAGTGTTGTCCTGAATATTGACCATCAATACCACCTTGGTATCCTTGGATTTTTGGTACAAAGTAGAATAATTTACCGATTGGTAAGTTCATAGCTTGTACTGAAACGATGTCATTCGCTAATAATTTAGAGAATACTCTTCTTACGATAGGGAATACAACAGTTTCAAATGAACCTGAAGACCCGTCAGAAGTTGCTTCGTTTATTAAGAAAGACGCTTGGTTCTCATATAATTGAGCTACGTTTTCTCTTAAGTGACCTTTAAGACCTTCTAGAAATCCTAATTTGTCCCATTTATTAATTGTGTCTTCTTTAATAACTTTAAGGTGTTTTAACCCGATGTTACCAACTAGACCTGATTCTAATAATGCTCCCATTTTTTTTTGGTTTTTATTAATTTTTATTTATTTTTTATTTTAATTTTGACATTAAGTCTTTCATTCTTAAGAACTGAGGATTCTCATATGTTTTAGATTCAATTAGATTGATTGCGGAACCTGTTGAAGGTGCTTTCGCAATTGTTCTTTCTAATGATTCATTCATAGGTTGAGATGTAGTTCCTGTAAGTTCATCTTTAATGACTTTGTATAAGTTTTTAGATTCTTTAATGTTTTCAACACCATCAAATCTTCTTAAAATATTTATTTTTTCTTGTTTTGATGTTGAATGTTCAGTAAACAAACGTGTAGCGTAAGCCAAGTTTGAATTGAACACAGCAACTTCATTCAATTTATTTCTAAATACATTAAGAGCTTTTCTGTATTCTTCATTTTTTTCTCTAAGAACTCTTAATTCATTTGTATTAGTATTCTCTTTAATTGCGGTATTAAAAGATGAGTGAGCTCTTGGTTTTGGTAAACCACCTCTTCTGAAATTACTTCCATTACCCAATGAACGAGAAGCCTCTTTTGTTTCAACTTTTTTAGTTGTATTAGCAACTTTAGTAGTTTGCTCTTTTGTTTCTGTTTTTTTAACAGGTTTCATTTTTCCTTCAAGATTTTCACCGTCTTTATAATCAAATTTTGCTTTTCCGGTACCCATAGTTGGATTAACTGATTTTTTTACAGTTTTAAACCCACCATTTTGGTTAGGTTTACCATCGTATTTAAATTTGCTAGGATTTCCTAATCCGGTTCCTTTTGGTTTTACAGTCATTTTAGATTCCATCATTGTGTCATCTTCCATGTCCATGTCCATATCCATATCGTCTTGTTCTTCTAACTCTGTATCTTCTTCTTCATCATCAAAAGAAATTTCATAAACGATTTCTTCATCGTCCATTTCTTCTTCTTCGTCAAATTCCATTTCATCACTTTCTCCAAATTCTGATTCAAAATCTTTAAAGTGTCCGTCAACATCTCCAATTTTATGACCTTTACGTCTTTTAAAATCGTGTTTGTTTCCACCCCACTCTTCGTCCATTTCTGAATCGTCTTCGTCGTCGTTATCAAATACTCTAGAGATGATATCTTCAATACCTTCAGAATCTTCGTCTTCTTCTTCTTCGTCTTCAAAATCGAATTCGTCGTCAAATTGTTCAAACATTTCTTCATCCTCACCTTCACCAACAATCATATATTCTTTGTTGTTCTCTTCATCTTTTAAACTGATGTTACCAGAATTATCTTTAGTAACAACAATATTATCTTCAGGTCCCATCAATTGGAATACACGTAAGATTTCTTCATCGTCATCTACGTCAGTAAGGTCTATGGTATCTTCATCATCCATATCAAGATTATCAGTATCCATGTCGTCTTCCATATCTACATCAACATCTATGTCGTCCATTTCTGTATCGTCCATATCTGTATCCATATCCATGTCATCCATGTCAACTTCAGTGTCAACCTCTTCATCATCTTGTTCTGTAAGAGATTCTTTTACTAGTTCTTTGATTTCTTGCGACATTGTCGAAGCAAGTATTCCTTTTGCATTTTCAGCTACCGCTTCTTCCAAATTTTTCATTTGGATGATAGCTTCTTCAACTAAAGATTTTTCTTTTGCCATTTGTGTTTAAGTTATTTTAATATATAAATATCTCCCATTATCAAAAAAGCATTATTTTTGCTAATTTGATAATGAGTTTTTTATAATAATAAATATTACAAAAAAAATAAAAGCATAAAAAAAGGAGACATTTCTGTCTCCTTAATTAATTATTGAATATAAATTCTTATTCTATCACTTCATCAATTTTACTTTCAACAATTGCTGTGATTCTCCATTCCATAGTGTAGTGTTCGAAAACTTTCGTAACTTTCGCCTCTACATCAGTTGGGTTATAACCACTCACTAATTTTTCTTCTCTTAATTTTTTAATCTTTCCTGATGCCTCATCAACTGAGTCTAATGTAATTTTTGCAATGAAATACTTTTCGTCCATAATTTTTTTTTATTTAGTTTAATATCCTAAATAATCGTTTAATTTTTTCATTAAGTCAAGTGATTTATTACCTGAATCTCCAACATGTCTTTCAATACTCATTTTTTTCTCTTCTTCCAAGTTCTCATCATATAGATTTTTATCTTCTTTATTTAAGAATAGATATGCTCCCGGAGTTGAAGGAGAAGATACCAAATCAAAACAGATTAATTCAAAATCATCTTGCACTTCGTTTTGTTCTCCAATTTTTTTAAGGGACCCTACACCTCTTGAAGATATACCTAACGTAACTCCTTGTCTTAAATAGTTAGCCGCTAAGTCACCTTTGGTTGAACAAATTCCACTTTCATGGTAGCCAGGTGATGTCAATAATTTAATCTTTCCCATAAGGACATTACCTTCCCACCATACTTCGGTGATTGCGTGAGACACTCTATCTAAATCAATAAGGGATGATTCCGGGTGATTTAACTCGGATAGGGCGGTACCCTTTTTAATCATTTTCTTATAATTTTCAGCTTCTCTTTTTAATATTCGTTCAGGGTATAATCTACCATTTCTATTTGGGGTATCATATTTTTGTAATACAGCGTAAAATTCAAATGGTTTTGAGTGGTCAAGCATTTCATTTGATTCTCTTATTAAAGTTTCGTTACGATTGTCTTTTGGGTTAATATACCCCGCATCGTATTCAACTAATATACCTTTTCCTGATTCGTTCGGTTGTAATATTTTTAAATTCATTATAAATGTTTTAATTATAAATATTAAACATTTTCGGTTTGTAGCATATCATCAACGTATTTGACTTTTTTAGTTAGATAAAACTTAAAATAATTATTCTCATGAAAGTTATCTACAAAGATTTGGTTTGTTATTTTTATTAATGAATCTTTAATTTGTTTTGATTTAAAATCGAGGTTTTCTTCTACTACAAAGAAATTAACTTCGATATTCATAAATGATTTTTTTCCTAAATTTAATCCGCTTGACCTCAAATCTAAATCTACAATAAATTTTGTGTCAAAAATTTTATTATTTAAAGACTCGTAAACGGAGTGTTTTACACTTCTACTTAAGTTTAAAACTGTTCTGGTCCAGTTATCACATTCATAGTATGGTTCTACCCATGTTTGTATATTTAAGTAAAGTGATTTTAAGTTTACAGAATCAACTGTTCCATAGACAACTTTTGCGGTTTTAAAACCGTGGAGTTGAGAGGTTTTCCCCTTTTTCATTAATTTTCATATTTTCTCTTTTATTTTTAAAAAATATAAGTAAAAATAGGTGTGAGGTCAAATTTTCCTTTAATTTGATATATATGTATTATATGTTAATAGTTAAACTAGATAAAAATACATCAATAGAGAAAGCTTTGAAACTCTATAAAAGTAAAGTTATCAAGACACGTCAAAGTTCCGAACTTAATAAACGAAAAGAATTTATCAAACCTTCCGTAAAAAAAAGAAACGTGTTAGCGAAAGCCAAACACGTTCAATTAAAATATTATTCGGATAACGATTAAAGATTCTCGTTTAAACTTTTAAGTTTAAAATAAGTTAGTTTGTCGTACTTCTCTGATATCACTTTTGTAAGTGTTTCATCAATTCTACCTTTCACTGAATTATCTTCAGATGAATCTTTCATTGCATTTAATTTATCTACCACATTTTCTTTAAGAGTGTCAAATTTAATTGTTAACTCTTTATCATCTTCAGATAGTAATTTAATAATTTCTTTTTTATCTGATTCATTTAAACCATCAATATAATTTTTAATAGTTTTGTTTGCCACACTTACCATAGTTGATAATGGTAGTTCAATTCCTTTAGATTCAATAACAGGAAGTTTTTTTAAATTCTCCGTAATTAAATTTTTACTTTTAATTCTAGATTCAATTGTTAAAACATCTGTTGAAAATAAATTATCAATATTTTCATATGAGTTATTTGATTTAACATTTTTAACCCACATATTTAATTTTTGTAAATCTGCCGGTATAATTTTATTTACCGCATTTTCATATAGAGTAATACATTCGTGGATGTATTCTCTTGAATACGATTCACTTAAACCCTTTTTAGAGTTTAACTCATCGTACATATAGAAAATCTTACTAACATTTTTATTCTCTAATACAAGTTTTTTAAATGTTTTTAATTCGTCTTTAAATGTTTCGTTTTTATACGATTCAAGTAACACGTTTTCTATCTTTGATTTTAATATTCCAAACTTTGTCATTTTCGTTTTTAATTATAAATATCAATCATTTAAGATTTTATCCAATTCTTTCTCAATATCACCTAAAGAATTTCTTGCTCGAGATAAATCAATATAAGAATCGTCTTCAGTTAGATTACCACTTTCCAATAATATATTCAGATTTTCTCTCTTAACAGATTCAGGTGTTATTTCAGCTTCACCTCCTGGTGGTGGTCCTCCCGGTTCAGGTGCTCCACCCGGTTCAGGTGCTCCACCCGGTTCAGGTGCTCCACCTAAATCAGATTCAAGACCTCCTAAACTACCTCCTCCACCTCCGTCTGCTGGAGGTGCAGGTGCTGCTCCCCCAACGGCAGTTGTTCCGGATTTACTTGCGTATAATTTATCAATAGTGTCAAATACACCTGTGTGAGTGATAATTGTTGCGGTATTAGTTAATTCTGCTCCAACGGCTTTTTCAATACGTTGTTGTTGTAAATCTAATTTAATTTCTTCATCAGAGAATCCTAATACGTGTTTCTTAGCCCATGTAACAGATACCGGAGCAATACCTTCAATGGCTGCAACCGCATCTTTATACAATAAAATTTTCTCTTTCCAAATATCAATTTTTAATAAGTCAGCTTGAGATGATGGATTTGTAAGAGCTAATGTAAAGTTTGACAATTCATCCTCAAACCCTAATAAGAATAAATGAATAATTGCAACTTTATTTAATTCGGCAATCATAGATTTTTGAATTCTATTAATTGTTCTTGCAAAACGAATATCCATTAAAGATAAATTTTTACCATCACCTGTAACTTCTTCAAACCCTAAAAACGCTTTAGGTACACGAAGAGCAGTTAATAATTTCTTTTGGATATATTCAATATCGGCAATCTCCGCTAAATTTTGTGCTCCCGGTAATGTATCAATTGGATTTGGCGCCGCAGGGTCACGAACAGGAATAAAGTAATCTTGGTCAACAGCCATTTGATTAAATCTCATATCAACATTACCTGTTTGAGAATCAACCACTTGACTTCTTTTAAATTTATTAGCAACACGTTGTACATATGGTTCAACGTCTTTATCATCCATATTACCAACATAAACTTTAAATACACGTCTTTCAGGGGCTCTTGAAGTTCTATAGATTAACATCGCATCTTCAGAAAGTAATAATTGTTTCCAAATACGTCTTGCTTTCTCCAACATAGAAGTTCCATATGGAAGTTTTCTATCATCACCTAATAATCTAAAGTGAGCTATCTCCCATGAATTAAATTCCATGTCTTTAACTTTCCATTTGAAACGTAATCCTTTACTATCCGCTGGTTCATCAACATTTGCCGATTTTGCTGCCATACCTCTTTCCAAACGTTCTATCTCAATGTTTGGTAATTGCATACATCCAACAATTCCTTTTTCAGCATCTAATTTTAGATACACAAAGTTATCCCCATATTTACAAGTATTTCTTGTCCACATAGGTAAATTAGTATTTAAGTCTAAAACATTATTAAATAAATCTGTTAATATACTTTTTATTCTTTTTGATTCAGAATAAATTTGTAACATATAACCATTTTGGTCTACAGTCGTTGATTCCTCACCATAGATGTCTAAAGCCGCAGAAATTTCAGGAGTATACTCCATCGATTCATAATCATAAAATGAAGCTAAACGAGTTGGTTCATAATATACCGCTTGAGTATATAAATTACTTTCAATTTTAGTCCATTGATTGGCTAGATAATAAGTTTGTTGTGCCTGTAATTTTTCTCTCTCGTATTCGGCTTTAGATGTGGTTTTTAATAAATCCTTCTTATCTAACTTATATACGGGATAATCTTGGTTCAATAACGAATTTGGCCCAAATGCTTTGGATAACCTTTGCCAAACTGTTAAATCATTATTTTGATTGTTTTCCATATTAAAAATTTAAATATTTTTTTATTTTAATAAATAGTTGAGATTAACCAAATATTGTTAAGGTGTCGTTGCTGTGGGGGTTGGTGTAGGGTAATTAACCGGTGGTACAGGTATTGGAAAAGGGTTACAATCAACAATTAAATTATCCCCATTTTCTGCAACAATACGTATAAAGTCTTCAGTTGCTAAGTAACAAATCTCAACAATTGGTGACGGAGTCATTGTAGGTGTTGGGGTCGGAGTTGGCGTACTTGTTGGTGGTGGTGTAGGTGTTGGTGTTGGAGTTGGTTCAGGTGTTGGAGTTGGAGGAAGAGCTCCACTAAATACATCAACCGTTTTAGGTTTCTTAAATTCAGGTTCAAATACTTTAACATTTAAAATATTTTGACCCGGTACTACCATTCTTGAACCGGCGAAAATATTTCCTGATTTTTTTCTATTTACAAAACCACCTGATTTACCCACACCAGTATTAAGAGTTGCGTTTGAATACAAATCAGCATTTGCATCAAACGTAATACTATTATTTAAAGATGAGGTCTTTCTATCGGTGGTACCCATTTATGTTTATTTGATAAATATTATCTACTTCCAAATAACCAGCCGTATTTTAGATAATCGTCTTTACTTATGTTGCCATTACTGAATTGACCAATTCTTTCATTAGTATTAGGGATTACAGGGTTAAACGATATAGATTCTCTAACATTATCATTATTACTAATTGACCAAGAATCAATCATTGCTTTAGTATGTTCGGTAACTTTTGTTAATTTACTAAACGAAGATTCAGCGACATAAGTCGCCATCGCAATTGACATAATTAAATCGTCGTGATGTCCTTTTTGATGGTCAGGACGACCATGTAGGTATATAAAAGTGTTCATCTCATTATATAATCTAGAACTATAAATTCTAAATCCGTGTCTCATAACTTCTTCATATGACGCTATAATCTGAACTCGTTTATTATTAAAGTTAATTCCAGGTATTTTTTCGGCAGCTTTTGGGTCATATTTCCATTTATTTGCCGAATCAACTCCATCAACATATAAATCTTTATAATTCATTTCTTGAAGTTTTCTTGCGGTTGAGACTCCCATCCCACCGGTAATATCTATAACCACAAAACAAGAATATAATGTCGCCCATTTATGACAAATTTCTGCCATAGTATCAGGTGGTAATTTACCCACATATTCCGCAACTTGTTCCATAGCATCAAAATCAACAATTTGAAATGAACTAAAATCTTCAGAATCCCCACGAGAAACGTCAACACCCATAATGTATTTATGTCCAACAACAGGTTCTTTCCAAATCCAAAGAGCGTTTCCCATTAATTTATTAATAGGTTCAAGAATCATATTTTCTCGGATTTTAGTCATCATAAGAGAATCAAATACGTTATCTCCGGAACCTAAAAAGTTACATTCTAACTCCTGAGATACTTTACGTTTATCGTATTTTAATTTTTTAACCATCGCCTCAAACCAAGATGAACAAGGTTTGTATCCAGCGTCCATAAGAACTCTTAATTCTTTGTAATTTCTATTTTGATATGGTATTTTTGTCCAATCAAGAAAATCGTCAGGATTATAATCTTCTTTATTTAATAGAAAATGAATAATATCCTCAGTCTTAACTAAAAATAAATCACTAGTATATCTTGGGTCTCTATACCAAAACATTTCCGTAATTTTGAAGTCATTCATATTACGTAATGCTTGGTCATAAATTTCATAATAAATTTGGTCATAACCATTGGGTGTTGAAACCACTATTACTTTACCCCCAGTTGATAGGGACGCCATACAGGCAGACCAAAAATCACTGTCGGCCTCGATAAACGCCGCCTCATCAAATACAAGTATGGTTGGTGTAAATCCACGCAAGGCATCTTTAGATGTTGCAACGGCTTTAACCTCACACCCGTTTGTTAATTTATAATGTTTTTGGGAATTTTTGGCTTTATCAAAATCAACACCTGTCCAAGCCGGCCATTGTGCAACGAACGCTTTTATTTTGTTTGCCATCTCCAATGAAGTATCCAACTTATTGGCAATAATCAATATTTTTTCAGGAGTTTCTTTTCTTGCAAATACAAGTTTTCTTGACATCCAAGCCGCAGTAACTGTAGATACTCCGGCCTGTCTGTACTTTAATGCAATATTTTCATTGTATTCTTCGTAATCTTGTAGTAACGATAATTGGTCAGGGAAAAGTTCCAATGGAACATATTTTTTAACCGTGTTATCGTATGTTTCTAAATACGTTCTAAGCGCGTATTCAACATCTCTACTACATTTTACGTATTCAATTAATATCTGTTCTTTTGTTAAATTTGACATAAGTCGTTTTGGTTTTTAGAACCCAAGTGCCGACAAATCAAAATCATCCAAGTCATCGTCACCGTAGTCTTCATCATCATTATCATCGTCACCCATTTTATTGTCGTACTCATCTTTTTTCAAATCATCAACAATTCCGTCGACCATTTTTTGAATAAATTGAGCCCCTTGTGGGTTTCCTTCTAATATTAGTTTAGCTACTCTTAAAAACTCTTGTGCTGATAGTTTTGAGAATCTCACAAATAAATAATGTTGGATGTGTTTCATATCATCATCAAACAATTTATCAGGATACGCCTCTAAAAATTTTTCCCAAAATATTGGACCTAATCTAGAATCCCATATTTCAGCAGGTAATGTATCTTCAGCCCCTAAAACCATCTCAGCTTGTTTTGGGTCATCAGGTAAACCATGTGTACCAAATACTTCGTAAACCCCTTTAACTAATTCATGAACTAATAACGGAAATGTCATAGCTCGTGCTTTAACTGTTGGTGGGTCTGTTTCTTCATCCACTTCACTTTGACCCATTTGTCCACCACCTGAACCCGCCATGTTTTCCATATCAGGATATAACCAGTATAAATGTTCCATAAGTGCTTGAGTAACACCATATTGGTTAAGTAAATTTGGGTCTAATCTTTCTAATTCATCACTCACCAACACATACATGTGACCACCTTTAAATGCCGCCCCTTGTATTAATGAATTGATTAATCTTCTTTTTGCTTTTTCTAAATTAAATGTTTCAAACTCATCAGCAAAGTCTTCTAACTCTTCTGAATGGTCTTCGGCCTTTTTAAACGCGTCTTTAATCTCCTCATCACTAGGTTTTTGAGGTTCTGTTTGCATACCTTCAGCAGCACCCATAGGACCGTGAACCAACTGTGCATCAAATTGTAATGACCCTTCAGGTATTCCAAGTTCTTTAACAACTAAATTAACGGCTAATCTCTCAAGATATTCTTTATTTTGAGATTCAACACGAATGATTTGTTGTAAACCAGTCATTACCGTTGACATTAGACCCATCATTGGATTATTTCCCTGAATGGCTGTTGTGTCACCCAAGTATCTTCTTACTTTATCTACAGAGTCTTTAAAACGTTTAGATGATATTACCTCAATATAATCTTTATCACCTTCTTTAGGTAAAGCAGGGTGTTCATTATATGGGGTTTGTTTTGACGTAATTTTTCTTTCAATACCCGGTTCCATTCTTTCAGGTCCTTCATAATCAATTGGAGCCTCAACTAAATTATTTTTAATTTCTTTTAGTAATGAACGTTCTTTTCTACTTATAGTGCCTTCAACCAATTTTTTTTGTAATCTATTTTTGGTTTTTAAAATATCTTCCATTTTTATATTTAAACTCATGATTAAACAATTTTAAGACCTAAACTATCAAAAGATAACCAATTTGGTAATTCTTTTTTAGTAGCTTTAGGTGCCGGTTTTGCTCCCGGTTTAGGTTTGTATGGAGAATCTGTCCCCGGTCTTGTTCCTGGTTTAACTTTTGGTTTTACAGGCGCCGTTTTAGTGTCTTCATCAATTTCTTTTTTCGCTTTAGGGGCTGGTTTAACACCCGGTTTAGGTTTGTATGGAGAATCTGTTCCCGGTTTTGTTCCCGGTTTTACCTTTGGTTTTGCCGGTGCAGTTTTTGTATCTTCACCAATTAAATTTAAAAAATCTTTTTTAGACATTTTAGGGGTAATATGTTTTTCGACTAATCTCATAATGTGTTTTTCTATTTCGCTTTCACCAATAGTAACACTTGGAGATATTTTAGTCAAATTCTTTTTTAAACCACCCGTTAATGCGGCCTCTATTTTTTTATTATAGTTATTAAAATTAAATTCTTCTTTTGTTTCTTTTTTCTTTTCAGGTAATTTATCAAATTTAGTATCTTGAGCAAACTCATCTGCCATTCTACACCACTTATCTCTAATTTTTTTAGATTGAGATTTATCATTACATCTTGCAAAGAAATATTTTTGTTGATTTTTAGATTCAAATTTTTCTTGAAGTTGACTATCAGAATCGTCATCCATACCATCCGGTCCTTGAGTTTGTACAGGGTCTTGACTTACTTCTCCTTTATCTTCATCATCTTTATCTACTTCAGTGTCTTCACCTAGTTCATTTTGTTCATTAGGTATTGCCATTATAGTACCATCAGTATTTTTATTAATATTATACCCTTTAGGTGCCGCAGGTAAGTTACCACCTTTTTCACCAATTTTATATCCTTTTTTAGCCGGTTCTACTACAGAACTAACTTGTTCTTGTAATCTGTTGAATAATGCGTTAATTTGTCTATCCGACAAATATTGTAATGTTGAAGCTTTAAATCCTTCTTTAATAAGTTTCAATTTTTTTTGATTAGTGTTCATATACAACTTTTTTTTCAAATTCTAAAACGATGTCTCGTTCGTATAATTTATTTTTTACTGATTCTTCTGTTTCACCAAACGAGAAAACTAATCTAGTTTGTCTATCAAAATCAACCTCATCACTTTCATTTTCATATGCTAATGCTATTATACCATCCATAGAATCAATCATTGATAAATAATCAGAGTTTTGAATTACTGACATGGTTATCATATCATTCTTCAAAACTCCTACTTTTTTTATGTGTTCTAAATCAGGTGGGAGAGGGTATCTGTTAGATGGTTTTGCATCCCAATTTTCTCCCCAAATATTTTCCGAACTATCCGAGAAAATAAATTCATATATGTTATCTCCTTTATAATTTGGACCTAATTCATTAACATATATTAAATAACTCATAGTACCTCACCTTTAGTGTTTACTCTAAGCTGTTTATTATTCATTTCAAATACCAAGTTATGTTTATTAGTTTTACCAACTAATTTTGCTCCCGGATATTTTGTTATTAATTTAGTAGAAGCAACTTCTTGAGAAATACTTTCAGAAATTTGTTTGATTTTAGAAATTTTATTTTTTCTCTCTTCTTTAATTAAAGATTGTGTTTGTTTCTTGTTTTCTAATAATTGTTTTTCTTTTTGGTCTATTTTAAAATAACCTCTTAATACTTCATCAACTTTTGATTCTGTAAACATACCTTCAAACATATCTTCTAAACGATTTGCGTGGTCGTCTTTCATTGTGTGAGGTCTTAATCTTCTATGTCTTGGGTGAGAAGGTAATTCATCTTCAGAATCATCACCATCAAAACTACCATCGTGTGTAGCAAATCCAAAATCATCAGGATTATCATCATCAACATCATCATACATGAATCCTTCTCCCATTTCAGGTTCTACATCCATATCAGCTTGAATATCTTCAACTTCACTGTCATCAGTTAAGTCTTCACCATCCATATCGTCACCACCTAATTCATCATCTGCTTCAATACCTTCAAATTTATTCATGATTTCCTCTTTATCTTCTTCATCTAAAGATTCTAAATCTAAAGCCGATAAGATTGAGTTTATAACATATTTAATATCTTTAGATGTCATTGGTTCGTCTTCTTGAGCATCTTCAAACGCTCTTAATTTTTGTGCCAATTTTCCTGTTAATTTTTGAATTACTTTTAAAGTAACAATTTCATCATCTTCAGGTTCCATTTCGTCATCTCCTAAATCAATTTCTTCGGTATCATCGATATCAAATTCGTCTTCAGGTGCCGGAGCGGGTGCTGGTGCCGGAGCGGGTGCTGGAGCGGGTGCTGGAGC